TGTGGAAGCGAAGATGGCTATCTTCAGGATGGCATCGAAGCCTCACGCGTCAAGGCTAAATGTGACGAACTTCTGCTCGATCTTAACAACGATGTGATTGAGCCTGTGCTCTTTGTGGACACGCTGAAGGATGAGACCAGGCCTCACGAGAAAGTGGAGGCTGGCAAGACCCGAGTCTTCTCCGCCGCGCCCATGCATTTGGTGGTGGTTGAGAGGATGCTCTTTGCTGGGTTTGCTAGTTTCATGTCGGAGAATCGCATATCTAACGAGTGTGCGGTGGGCATAAATGCTCACTCTCTGGAATGGGACCGGCTTGCTCTGAGAGTGCAGAGAGTTGGTGACAAGATGATAGCGGGGGACTTTTCAAATTTTGATGGTTCGCTCCACCCGGCTATCCTGAAGAAGTGTGTGCAGATAATCAATGCATACTATGATGATAATTGGAGCAAGGAGAGGGAGAACCTGTTCGAGCATTTGTGTCATTCGTGGCACCTTGCAGAGAATAGGGCCTATGAGTGGACACACTCTCAACCCTCAGGCAATACCCTGACTGCGATACTGAATACCATGTATCATTGCCTGGCCGTGCGAATGGCCTATTACGAGCTGGAACGTGAACAGGGATTTTCTAGCATGGTGCACGATACGTTCAATGAGAACGTGAGCGTCATTGTGTACGGAGACGATGGACTGTACGGAGTATCAGAGGCTGTAGCGCCTTGGTTCACTATGCGGGCTCTCGTCAGAGCATATTCTGCGGTTGGGATGACCTTCACCTCTGAGAATAAAGATGGGTCGATATACGACCATAAGCCGATTGAGAAGTGTGGCTTCTTGAAGCGCGCATTCCGAAAGGAAGGTGTGTTTTGGGTGGGCCCACTGGCTGGAGACAGTATCAACGAATGTCTCAATTGGATTAAGAAGAAGGCGAACACGCCTAAGGAATTGAAGATGGTTGCGGAAGGATGCGTGGCCCAGTGGTCATTGCACGAGGAGGCAACATTCAATTTCTGGCGTGATAAGATCACACGAGTGTTTCTGCAGGATCTGAACATATACGTTCAGAGTTTTCCTAGGCAGAAGTACCTGGATGAGGTGTTCTTTGGCAAATTTGCTGAAGCATACCCGCAGGTGTGTTGGGTGTGATCTTACTGAAAATCATGCGTTATATTGGCCGCATGGTGAGTACTACTGTTCACACGTGCTTTAGTTGGATGATGAATCCCCCACTTCGATGTGGAAAAGAGCGTGACTTGAGTGTTTTATGACAGATTACTTTATCAGCCAATACAAAAAAAAAAAAAAAAAAAAAAAC